TATATGACTTCGAAGAGTTGTAATAGAGGCTGCCCCAGTTGGATATTCTTTGATTATTAACTTTCCAAGACCCTTAGTTTCTTCGCTTGAGTAAAATTTCTCTACTGTCTTTTTTCTATCTATGACATCGGATGCTGAAATGTTGCATAAATTCGAGTCATATCTTAATCCTACAGCTTGTTCAGTTAATTCGAAAGTGTAATGAACAACATTCTTTCCTGCCCTCATTGCATTTGCACCCATGGCGACAAGCCAATGAGACTTACCAACGCCAGTGTTAGCTGTCACTACGCCGATTTCGCCTCTGCCTAGACCCCCATTTAAGATATCTTTTTGATCTAATTCAGGGATTCCCGTAGGACAAACAGCCCTCGAAACCCTTGTAAATCTAGCCTCCATATCTTCAAAAAAATCATGACCTATAGTGTTAGGGATCCCAATAGAAACAGCTTTTTTCATAAGTGATAATACACTGTCAAAATTATCTTCAGATATTAATTCTACAGATTTCTCAAGAGCTTCCTTAAACGCTTGTCTCTTGCAAAAATCGAGAGTTTTGTCCTTCACATAAGCAAGGTCATTGGGTCGAGGGTTACCCCTCATCCTTAACAAGTAGTCGACAATCTGATCTCTTAAAATTAGGTCATGATCTTCAGACAAAGACTCTTTTATGATGTTTATTAGAAGTGATTGTGTTGGAAAGCATTTATATTTCGTAAAATACGAGAAATATATTTCACAAAGAAAAATTAAATATTTCACTTCGAAAAAATCAGGTCTCATTACTTCGACCATCTGCATTCCCCATAGATGATCAGTTAAAAGTCCCTGAAATATTGTTTCTTGGAAACCCTTATTGTAGTGTCTAAATTGTCCTGGGGACACGTTCTCTAAAATTGCTACTTCTTCGTTCATTTATGTTAACGCTTTCATGGATGCAAAAAAACGATCAAAATCAAAATTATTAATGCCAAGCTTCATCAATTGTCTAATGAAGCCAAGCTTGTCTCTTTTCTTCTCTGCTAAATCTAGAATACTATCAATTTTTAGCATTTGTGATGCTGCTAGGTTTTGATGTCCTAAATACATTAACTTCCAATTTTTTCTAACTTTATCAGCAGACTGATTAATTTCATCATAAATCTTTAGGGTAGATTGTTCCTGCAAAGTACTGCTCTTTGTAAGTATGTCATTGACAGATACGAAGTCGGGTTTAGATAAACTTGGAAATCTGCGTGCCAATGTCTTAAACCCTGCTCCCTTCACACCAGTAATATCATCCGACTTGTCTCCTATAAAACATCTAGCAGTGCAAAAATTTGTTGGATGAATATTGAACTTTTCCAATACGTCATTAGACTTAATAAGCTTCTTTTGTCCTGGCGACCACTGGTGTACATCATCATCAATCAATTGGTATAAATCTCTATCAGAAGAAATAACTATTATCTTATTGGCAGACTTTTTCTTCTTATTTGTAATATATGCGACAACATCATCTCCCTCACAATCTGATACGTATACCTGTGTAATGGGAGACTTTTTTAATAGGCTTACTAACCACGCAACTTGAAGATTCCTGTTATGCTGTGTATCTGGTATTTCGTCTTCATAAAAACGATTAAGCCTAACTGGTTTACGCCCAGACTTATAATGAGGATCTCTTGCTCGTTTTCTGGACGATCCCCCACCTTCCCAAGCTATAATTACATCTGCGGGATTATATCTTTCACATAGATGCTGGATATTTCTAAGAAATCCCACAACTCCGCCGGTGGATTCACCATTCTCATTCATACTAGGATTTGCAACATAATGTCTAAAGAATACGTTCAAGCCGTCGAATATCAATGTGGGTTTTTCAATCATCCAAGTCTGGTATGTCTTCCAGATTAATTTCCATTGCCGCGGCGCGGACTTCTTCATATGACTCAACATCAAGGTCTAAATCATTAGTCATCTTACGTACTAGACAGGCCTCTAATAGTGCATCAACATAGGGCTTATATTCTGGGTCTTTCCAGACACCCTCAAAGTCTGCTTTATAGAACTTTTTTTCAACTATCACCTCACCCGTCTTGGAGTCGCTAACGATAAGAGACTTCCAAGCGCCAGTGCCAGATAGCTCGGCATCTTTGCCATCCTTAATCGATGCACCGCCAAATTTCCTTAATTCATCAAAAACCTGCTCATGCTCCTTAATCCCTTTCCCAAAATGGATCTCAAAATTGCATGAACGAAAGGGCGCGGCTACTTTATTTTTAATTGTCTTTGCAGAAACATTGATTCCTATAACTTCTTTATTTTTGTTCTCTATCCTTTGTCCCGCGCCGAGCTTAATTCTTACAGAAGAATGAAAAGGAATCGCTTTACCCCCGGGGGTCGTTGTTGGGTCACCATACAGGACACCGATTTTTGTCCTTATTTGATTTAAAATTACAAATAGCACGTTTTGATTTGCAATTACACCCGTAATTTTCCTCATACCCTTTGATATCGCTCTAGCTTGAAGACCGATAGTCTCTTTATCGTAGTCCCCCATAAGCTCAGCTTTAGGTGAAGATGCAGCAACAGAATCCCATATAATTGTCACGGGAACATTCTTATCCATCGCTTTCGCCTTCATGATTGTCGCCTCTGCGATGGATAAAACCTCTTCAGTGCAATGGGTATCTACATAGACAAATCGCTTCTCTATCTCAATACCTAAAAGCCCTAAATTTTCAACTGATGTTGCGTTCTCAGTATCAATATAGACCACAATACCACCCAACTGCTGGGTTGATCTAGCAATTTGAATTGCAATATGAGATTTCCCGATAGATGGTGGACCAAATATTTCTATAATCCGGCCCTCAGGTAAACCACCATTGGGACGGTTTGAGATTATATAGTCAAGCTGCTTCGATCCAGTAGAGATCCACCTCTTAACATGGGTGGGCGATTCATCATAAGCAAGATTATACGCTATCTTAGATCCGTGCTCTTTATTAAGAGACTTTATTAAGTCTGACGTGAAATCATCAGGTACTTTCTTTTTAGCCACTCTAATTTTCCTCCGGCAAAAAGCCGCCCCGTAGGGCGACTTTAAAAATATGATTAGAATCCATCATCTTCAAGTTCTGCAAAAGCATCATCTAAGCTCTTAAACTTTGCATCGACATTCTTACTATTCTGCTTAGATACAGGTGTAGATGTGTTTGGAGAAGTAGTTGGACCTCGAGTGCTACCGGTATCAGTAGTGGTTTCGATATCACCATTTAACCAGTCGTTTATAATTTTTGAAAGTGCGTCGTATGATTTTACGTCATACATATCTTCGATTGAGGGAATGCTATCACTCCAGGTCTTCATTTGCTTATTGTCTTCTGACAATAACGTTGACTTCCCACGAGGTCGTACCTCTGTTGTTGCCCACTGTCTACCGGGAGCCTTCGTACAAATAACCTTAATATCACGACCATCGGTCATATCAGTAACATCGCCGTAGTCTTCATCAAGCATAATATTCAATAATGATTGATAAACGGTTTTCCCAAAAGACCAAACCCTAACACCTTTATCTTCTTCACCCCTAACAACAACTGGCGCGTAATAACGAGCCTTAGGATACAGCTTCTTAGCTAACTCATAAGACTCTTTTGTCCCTTCATCACGTAGCTTTGTAATAAGCTCTTGAATCGGATCAGCTTCACCGAACTGATATGGTGCAAGTAGACCCGGATTGTTTCCGATATTATAGTAGAACCACCTCTCAGCGAAAGGTAGACCGTCATCATTTGCTGTGAATGCGAGTAAGCGAACTGTGGCTTCTTCCCCCTCTTGGGGACGCCACAACATATTTCTCTTAGAATTCTGTCCCGATAATTGATTCAGCTTTTTACGAAGAGCGTCAAAGTCAATAGCCATTTTTCCTCCGATTTTAGTTTTTAATAGCTTAAATTCCTAATGTTCAAATTCAATTTGTCGAATGAACATAATGAAAAATAACAACTTATAGCAAAGTGTTCAAGTATTTTTTACAGGTTTGGCACCAGCGAATGCAGCGCCGTTTACTTCAGCGGGAGATCGCTTTTTATTTTTTTCTGGCGATCTTTTTCTATTAATAGGGTAGGTCGGACCGGTGCCAAGCGGAGTTGTGACGCCGGCGATTGAAGATACCACAGATTGCTCAGAGCTATCTTTTTCTCTTTCATCTTCAGATGAAAGATCAGGCTCCGCAAGTATCTCAACATCTTTTTTAGTTTTTTCCTCAAGTAAAAACTTGATATATCGTCTTAATTCAGTATACATGGTCTTAAGTATCGAACTACATAGAGTCAAACCTATGTCTAGCATCAATTTCGAAACATTGTGGCTCTACTTTTGACATATTACTCTCTAACCATACACATTCTTCATCAGCCTGTTCTTTTGCGGAAACAGCTTTCCACCAACATGAAAACTCTGGATTCCATCGATATCTTCGCCTTTTTAATCTATCGTTTTCTTGTCGAAGCGTGTTCATGGCAAAAACATGCCAGTCTGATGTTTTTGCATTGGCTAGCATTTCTGACATATTTGATGAAACCCGTAATAAGTGTAGCGTGGCGTCTATGTCAGCTTCTGCTGAGTGTGAATTATAAAAGAATCCATGCCATGCACACAGCACTTCAAGAGATTTAGACGGTACTACGTAGCGATCCCAGTCTATTTGTGAAAGAGAACATGCCCAAATTAAGTCATCATTTAAGGGAATATCATTTTCCTTTAAATAGCGATCCACCCAGGGTCTATCGAATGAAGCGTTGTGAGCAATTACAAACTTGCACATAGATAAAACCTTACCGATCATTGCCCAATTTACTTTTTCGCCGGCGAGGTCTTCATCAGTAAAGCCGGTGACCTCTTTGATCCTTTGAGGGAGAGGTTCTGGAGGCTCTTGCTTATAGACGATAGGTTTCTTAATAACCGACACCTTTCCAGTGTCTGGACAAACCAAGAAAGGCCTTAGAGCAATCTGGATTAGACTATCAGACGTGGCGTCGAATCCTGTCGTCTCAACGTCAACCACAACAACTGGAATGTGTGAAGAATCACGAGGTATATCTGCTTTATCTAAAGCAACAAGCTTTTGGAGCGTAACTATTCCATCTTTTTCTAAATGTTTCATAATATGATTAATTTACCCATGAGTTTTTATAAGGAGATACATGAACGATAATTTTGCTATCAGCAACTTGAATCTGAACGGCTTCTGGTGCGCGCAATATTCCGGCGCCTTGAGCGCCAATTAGTACATGATGTAATAGATTAGCACCATTTCTGGCATTAATTTGACCAGGTGTAATAGAGATAGCGCTTCTTTCCCCTTTGCTAATTTTCGAAACCCCATTAAAAGCTTGATTCATGGCGTCGGTTTTTGATATTGCAACTTTCAATATTTTTTCCACGCCAGTAAGACCAGATCCGCCTGACGTAACCGATAGGTTTTTCATCAACTCCCTCGGAGCATCCTTTGCTAAGGCACCGGCTTCATTTACACTACCTAAAAATCTGCCACCAGACCCTTTACCCGGTCCATACCCTACGATAATATCATTTTTACCATATTTTTTTCCCTTATGTTTGGGTTCACTCGAATCTTTTTCTTTTTCTTCGCTTATTACCTTACGAATAAAGTTAACTATGAAATCAGTTTTAGCCATTAGATACTCCTAATCTTCCACGGGAATATTCCCAAGTCTTCATGCTTATAATAATCACCAGCCAAAGACTTTATTTCACTAATGTATTCTTTTGTTGTATCAATTATAAGAGCGTCGTGGATAATGAACAAGGGTTTTGCTTTTCTTGTATCAAATTTATCTACTAGCTCACCGAATCCCAAGAGCGCTAAATCTACAGCTGAAGACTGTATAAAATTATTTACTAATACGCCTGGCTGTAGACTATCGACCAAAATAGGTCGACCAAAAAAATTAGAGATCTGGCCTGACTTGGCTTCCAGTAATAATTCATTCTTCATCTTATCAAGATTAAAGAAATTCTTAACAGCCTGAAAAATGTTTGAGATATTTTTGTCTATAGCACCTTTCTGAAGAATCTTTCTTGCTCGAGAATCTCCGGCGCCGTATAGAAGGGAAATTACAAGCTCCTTTATGCTGTCTCTCTCTGCAGGAATGTTGAGCGTTTTCTGGAGATATGAATATAAGTCATGATCTGTAAAATCATTCCCTGCTAAGTTTGATGCACATCTTGGCTCAAGCGATGTAAAATCTATTTCAACGATCATACCATCAACAAATTGAGACGTATATGCAGATCTTGTAGTCTTCGGTAGCGTTAGAATAGGGGGTCCGCGTTTGATCGTTAGTCTGCCCGTTTTTGTTTTTACACGGTTATACACAGGTGCCTCTGATATGCTTCCTGAAAGAGACCTGCTGTAATGTCTTAAAGTTGCATTTTCGGAAGACGCGCTAAGCTCTTTTAATATATTATTATCTACCCTTGCATCTACCAATGACCCCAAGACTATGTTTCCCTCTAAGAATACATCTGTGTATTTTTTAGAAGCTAGAAGCATGGCAGCTCTTTTTAATTCATCGCAAATCTTAATTGCACGATTCAAAAATTCAGCTTTACCCAAGACAAGAGGCCAGGGTGGAATACTAGCATAATCACAGGATCGAAATGTGTTTATTTCTCTCTCAGTTGATATGTTAGATATGGTAATGTCATATAATGATAAAAGGGGTTCGATCGATCTAGGGTGATCTCTAAACCCAAACGTAAAATTAGCAATATGACTTGGGTCATTTAAAGACCATGAAAAGTCGTGCTCGTTTACTATAAGGTGCTTATTAGAGCCAAGAATATTCTTGTTTATAGAAATCCACATTAATAAATGGTATAAAAATATATATCGTTTTCATAGCTTGCATATTGCTATTGCTCATTTCTTCGGCTTATCTAAGGTCATAAGAGCCTCTTGTAGAATACCCATCATATTATGATATGTACCAAACGTTGAATCAAAATTAAGCTTAAGCTTGGTTTCAAACTTACCAGGACCAATTTCATGAGCAACGCTTGTTACAATATAAACATTGTCCACTGTTGTTCCTGTGCCGAAGTCAACAAAGAAGTGTTGCCCAAATTGTGCACAAGGTGCGCCAATAGTCGTTAATGCTAACTCAACTGGCGCGACCTGTAAAGGTAAGCCTGTATCTCTTGCACCTTGAGCTGTCATCCCATCGCCCAAGGTTGAGTCTACAATATTAATAGTATTTAAACGAGAACTCTGTTGTGATGAAACATCTGCTGAAATAATACCAGATGTAGACGTTCCATAGTGGAGGGTTGGCATAGTGTCAGTTACAAACTTTTTTATTTGCGGAAATCCGCCCTTTATCTTGAATGTCGTTCCAGCGATGGTATTAGGATCTGTACCAGCTGTATCGACGTCTGGAGATGGTGTAGCTTCTAATATACCTGCACCAACCGCCTTATTTATTAATTTGGTAAACTCCCGCATTGCCCCTGTGTTCGAGGCATGCTCTGTGTCTTCCTGCCCGTTTTTTTCAGGGAGCTTATCATTAATTTTTTTTTGGTCTCTTATTGCTTCACGACCAGACTTAGTTATTGCATTAATCGCACCCGCCCTAGATTTACCAATAATCTCGTTAAGACATGTGTAGGGTGTCGCTCTAGCATCATATAGCTTTATCCTTAGGACTGTACCACCCCCAGGCGTCTGGTCTTCTTTTGATTCTGAGGCCAACTTTACGGTTTCCAACTCCATTCTTATACGGGGAAACATGAATGTTTGATCTCCATCTTCCCCGTATGCATCAGCTAACCGCATTTTCTTTAAATTTGCGACAACAGTTGCACTGTCTTGTAGATTTATGATCTTTTTCTCCGGATGCTGGAGTACTGAATCATACATATTTAAGCCATATCTAAATCTCGTCTTTAAGACAAATTCACCGTCCTTTGTCTTATACAAATCTCGAAGACCCCATACATCTGCTTTTTGAGACCCAACAAAATTCTTATTAAGGAAGCCGACAAACTGAGCCAGCGTTATATTTGCTGTTGTTCTCGTCATCTTGGCAAATTCTCTTTCAAAGTTTTTCTTTGAAATAGGAAACTGTGCTATGTTTGCATCCCTAACATATCCTGCGCGGTCATTAAAGGGGTAAAAGATAAATTGCACTTCATCGTAATCATTGGTCGCAGCAAGTGGCAACCCTACAAATTGCATCAATAGTAGACCTAGCGATACATACTGTGTATCCCCTGCCTTAATATTAACGAACGAAGGCGAACGCGTTCCTGTAAATGTTCTAGCAAATGGATCCTTGTTAGTTTTACCCCTAGCGCCGAATGCAGCGCTCATTCGCTTTGCGACGGCAGTCGCGATGTTAGATCGCAACTTCTTAACTTCTCCACCTTTACCGTCTCCCTTCGGACCATATAACTTCACGATATTGCCCCTGATGGAACTAAGGGTCTTGTCACTACGAGAAGATCTTAAAAACTTAGCTACTTTTTTCTTCATCTCATCATCCATCATCAGTGCACTAGTTGTATCACTGGAGGTTGTTAGAACGGAAAAATCTGGTGTAGCATCTTTTGCAGACAATGACGCTGATACTTTCTTTAAAGCTCTAGTTTCTTCTGCTATAGCGTCAGTTAGACCTTTCATAGTCTTTAATACGCTATCAACACCGTCTCCTTTTGAGATTGTTGTTGTATTAAGTTGTTCGCCGGCGCACATGGCCAACTTAAGCTTTACCTTGACTTGTCCAACATCGTCAAATGAAAATGAGCTATTTATTACTTTATATTTTTCACTAACCTTCATGGAATCTAAAAATATGCCTGTTAAGCTGTGGTTTAGACGTCCAGTTAATTTGCCGCTTGTATCATCAATTACGTCGCCGGCGAATGCGCCAGCAGGATGAGACCAACCATAAGTGATTAAAAGTTCTGTTACCGAGTACAGATCTGGTTTAATAAATGCAGCAATTTCTGATAATCTAGACCTGTCATGAAGAGTGAATCCAAGATCACCAGTTCGATATGTCATCATGCCTCTGGTATTGGTGGTCTCAACGTTAAAAGATTCGAGGGTTAGAAATGGACGAAACCTATCAATCACAGAGGCAGATCTAGTACCTGAATCCTGTAGAGGTTGATGGATTTCATCAGCATTTACCAGAGTTTGTGGTGATAGAAAAACTTCCATTCCAGCAAAAGAATTTTTCTGTTGAGCTTTAATTTCTTTCTGCTTATCATCATCCTTCTCAAGCGCCCACAAGGCATCGAGAACCCCATTTCTAGTACCTACGTCTGACGGGACTGCGTCTACAAGCATTGCATTTACTGAGCCGTCTTCTACTGCCCCTCCCCCCTTCAAGAACTGATACAAACCAAACCCTTGAACAGATTTCTTAGACTCTGATCTGGCGCTCACCGGGGATAGGACACGTACATCTAGATAAGGAACAGCTTGTGCTAATTCAATGCTCGGAATACAGTTTAGAAATAACGCCAAAGTACCAGTTGATTGTGTTGATGGTGTCATTGTTATCTCATTGATACATACTGCTGTTAGATTAGGCTCTGCCTTTGAGGGGTTTGTAAATTTTTGATTTATAACCTTATTTTCACCAGTTGGGGTCATCGCTTCTTTTATGCTTACATTTGAGAATGATGTTCCTTCGCCAACTTTATCACCGAAATCGCCGGGTTCACCAACGAACTTATATACAGTATTAATTGTCTTCGTAAATGTCTCTCCCTTAGCGGGATCTTTTTCTTCGTAATCACCCGTCGCAGCTTTAAAAAAATTGGCAGCATCATATACTGTCGCACCACCGATTAAGTTGTTTCTAAATACTGTGGCTAATTTATGTGCGTATGGAACAGGATCGAAGTCATCAGCGTTCATCTTCTCAGGATCCATACCATGACCGCTTACAATCAGTTGCAAAAACCTATCATCAGACGCGACCTTGAAGTACCGCCCAAGTGCCTTAACGATTTGACGCTGACTATCATTAAAGGGAGAAGAGGAAGACATCTATAAATACCCTCCAACCTCTTGCATACTCGTTGGAATTCTAATAAAGGTCCCAGCTGGTATTTGCAACCCCCACCCAATTCCAGATGCACCAGCAATAACCCACCATAGGGTCCCGTCTCCGTAGTGTTGTCCAGCGAGATGGTCTAGTCGTTCACCTTCCTGTAGCGTGTGGACCGTAAAACTTATCGCACCAGCGATACAAGCTTTCCAAATACGATAGCCCGGCGCTGTTGTTTCGAGACCTTGTGCACCGGGTAAAAAGTTTGCTCCTGCATATCTAGACATTTTAGTTACCCTTTCTTACCGTCTTTTGGTGGTTTTGGAAGTGTATCGGGATGAATGAGCTTAGCGGCGGCATCAGTATAGAAATACTGCGCATTAGGTATCGTCCCTGGAATCTCTTCGCCTGCTTCGGCATTGCTCTGGCCGGCGTAACCCTCACCATGTTGATCTTGACCAAACGTAGCCGACGTTTTGCCGACCGGATAGTTAACTGCTCTTGTAAATCCGTGATGATCAAGACCGGGAACAATATCATGTACAGGAGAGAAAGCAATTGATATCTTTAATGATTTGGGAGCACGATTACCTACACCATCTACTTCCCAAATTTGATCATTCCAATCCATATCAAAGCTTGTAATAAAGCCAGCCAACCCACGACCACCAGCACTTTCAAATGATTGAATTATTGCATTCTTTTCTGGTGAAAAGAAATCTTGAATTGCTTTTAGTGCGGTGCTGTCTGAACTAGCGAATGGAAATTCATCAAGCTCAGTTTTCCACCCTGGAAATGCGCCGTCATAGCGTTCCTCTTCAGCCAGAGCGCCGGCAGTAATCCAGAATCGCACTGTTTCTTTTTTATCACCCAATGTTTGTCTAAACATTCTTGTACCATTCGTGACCAAACCAAGATACGACTCATCAGGTTCAATAAGCAGAAGGTCATCAGACTTTGCTAAATCATGGAGTGCACCACCGGCGTTCGGTGTTTTATTCTGCTTCATGATACGCGTAATCTTACCTATAATACCTTTCACACTTATAGTGTATTTACCTGTAACATTCAGTGATTGATCAGGGGCATCTTTTAGCACCATCGCGAAATTATTTTTGTTAATAATATTACTATCGACAGAGGGATATCGAACTTTTTCACCCACAACAAAACCCTTATCGTCTGCCGCTTTGCCACTGTGGCGTTTTTTCTGAGCATCTTCGCGTTGTTTAAGGTTCTTTGCGGCCTCTTGGTCAATCGCAACACCACCGACGGTAAATAGTGGGTCTGCAGGTTTATCTTCGACGAGGAGATCATCGAGGTAACTCGAATCCCAATCGAAACCGCTTATATCTCCATAGGGATCGGCACCAGCTATAGACTTTACCTCTGACAAACCAAATAAGCGAGCTGTATTAAACCTGCTATAGTTACTCTTGATTATATCACCGACACGCAATCGAATCATTGGGGAAGCGGTTGGAATCTGGGAAAAAGGTTGGATAAAGTTAACGTCTCCACTCACGACCTGGGTTCCCATAGACCATTGAGGGTATAACAGCGTTATGAGCTTATTGATACTCCACCACATTGAATCAAAATCCTCCTTACTTGTCGCTGCTACCCAAAAGGAAACGTTTATATCTCGAGATGTATCTTGATACACTTTGACTTTGTCAATGCGGCCATAGCCACCGGTCTCTGCATAATTTACGGAATAAGAATCTTTTACATCCTCTAAAAATGCATGAAATGAAATTATTTCATTTGTTCTAAGATCATGAAAATAAAAGGGCATGTACTCAGCTTCTAATGCATTTTCTAAAAGCTCGACCTGCGCTTTATCTATACGGTTTGATACTGCGAACACCTGCTTTCGTGCAATTGCGGCAGCGAACGAATCATCGGTAGGTCTTGAGGCCCATGCACCCATGGCACCCTCTGCGGTGCCGAGGCCTCGATCAAATGCCGCGAAGGCGGAGGTAATCTGAGGTGGTAATAGCAGCATTCCCGGAGCAGACTTCTGTCTCCACGCTAACTTAAGCTCTGAATCGTTTTCTCTACTTTTGTAGATACGGGTTTGTCCTGATGTTAGGAGACCTTCAGGATCAGATTTCGCCGTACCTTGACTTGCCATTGCTAGAAGCGCTTTATCTCCAGCTACAGCTAAAGCCATGAAAAAGCGAAATGCAATGCTGGAAGAAATACCCGCGACTAGACCGACTAGGTTCAATGCCGCT